CATCGGGCGAATCAGAAGTAGTAGTTACATACCAGTCGTAGGTAACTTAAATTAACAATATAAGGTTGGGGGGCAACCCCCGGCCTTCCTTTTATAGGAATAGAACAGAATGAACGAAACAGTAAAAAAAGAACCAATTCAAGAACCTTTGTCATTAAAGTCTTTAATGACACCAATGAAAACGGTTGAATTTGATTACCCTGGTTGTGCTGGTTTTAAAGTATCACTTTGCTACTTAGCAAGGGAAGAACTTGTAAAGCTTAGAACTAGGTGTGTTAGTAATGTGTTTAATAGAAAAACTCGTGGTTATGAAGAACAAATGGACGACGAGAAGTTTTTAAAAGAATACACGAAAGCAGTTATTAAAGGCTGGGTCGGCTTAAAATTAGGATATCTTAAACATCTACTTTTAGTAGGAGAGATTGAGAATGATGAGCAGACATTACCTTTTACTCAAGAAAATGTTGAGACACTAATGAAAAATTCAACGGACTTTGACACTTGGGTAACCGAACAGGTAGGTGATCTTGAAAATTTTACAACGAGCAAGTAGAGGCAGTACTTGCTTTAATTCAAAGGAAGTATAAAGAGAATATCACACTTGATCAGTATTTGAACATGTGTGAACAGCTAGGTCAAGAACCTGACCCGTCTGAAATGCCGCCAGATGATGTGGACTTCCCTTTGGAGGTCCAGCAAGCTATGATAATACACACCGTTTTACCTGACAGATGGGACGGTATGAGTGGATCATATATGGGCAAAGATTGGTCAGCGTTATCAACTTTGCTAGATGTGTATGAAATAGAAGATAGAAGATTAGTTTGCTTTTTCCTTAAATATGTAGAGAACGCTCACATGGTAAATATCAATGACGAGCTTAAACATAAGCGAGACGCCGCACAGAGGCGAAGTAAGAGCAAAATTTAATGGCAAAGAAAATCCAAGGAGCTGAGATTACCTTTAGAGTGACCGATGACGGTACTCTGAAAATGGTAGGACAAAAAGCTGAAAAAGCCGCAAAAAGTATAGATAAACTTGGTGGGGCTTCCCAAGCAACCGACCGTAGAATTAAAGGTGTAACGCAACAATCCTCGAACGCATCAAAGAACTTTAGTAAACAGGCACAAACCATGCAAGGTGGTATCGTGGCTGTCTATGCAACTATTGCCGCTCGTGTGTTTGCCGTATCCGCCGCCTTTCAATTCTTGAAAGAGGCATTTGAAACCCGTAATTTAATCGAAGGACAGTTAGCTTTTGGAGCTGCAACTGGGGTTGCTTATGGAACAATGACAGAGGGAATAATCAAAGCCTCTGGTGGATTGATCCAGTTTAAAGAAGCTGCACAAGCTGCTGCTATTGGTTCAGCTGCTGGTTTAACTTCAGATCAATTAAATAGATTAGGAACAGCCGCAAAAAATACTTCACTTGCTCTAGGTAGAGACTTAACAGACTCATTTAATAGGTTAATCAGAGGTACGACAAAAGCGGAACCAGAACTCTTGGACGAATTAGGTATCATTTTGAGACTAGAACCTGCAATGGAAAAGTATGCTTTATCCATAGGTAAAAGTAAAGATGATCTAAACCAATTTGAAAAATCACAAGCGGTAGCAAACGAAGTTCTAGATCAAGCAGAAACTAAGTTTGGAGCAATCGAAAAAACTATGGATCCTGCCGGATTCGCACTACAAAGATTCTTAAAAGCCTTTGATGATGTAATGAAAGGTATTAAAGAAAAAGTCACAAATATACTAATCCCCGTAATAGGCTTCTTCGCTAATAATATAGGATCTTTAATTGGTACTATGTTACTATTCCTAGCGCCCATTCTTAAATCAATTATGCCTGATTTTGGAACAATGTCCGATAATCTTGCACAGAAAGCAAGAGACCACGCGGCTGCATTAGAACAAGAAACAATAGCATTACAAAGATTAGATCAAGAACTGAATGACTTTGATGATAATATGGGAACAAAAGATATTGCAGAACAAGATAGGTCTTTAGAATTTGAAAAAGCAGGAATGGAAAAAACCACTACTTCAGGACATACTAGAGCATCTAAGCATTATCACGATCAAACAGAAAAAATAGAAGCAGGAACTTTAAAGAAAAGAACAGGTAAGTACAAAGACTTTGGCAATGATCAAGTAAAAATACTAGACAAGGCTAATGATAAAGTTGTAAACCACTCTAAAAAATCGTGGTTAAAAGTTCGTATGCATATGGGTAAAACTGGAAAACAACTTAAAGCAGTAACTTCTGCCATGAAAATAAAATGGGCAGGAGCTATGAAATTTATGGTACGAGGCGCCCAAGCTATGGCTACAGCAGTTAATTGGGCTATGAAAGCTATGGGGTGGCTTGGTATAATACTTATGGTAATAGATGGCTTAAAGATGTTATGGCAATGGGTATTTCCACCTGATGAAGTTAAAGCGAAACAGCAAGAATCCTTTGACGGAATGATGGAGCATTATAAAGGTCTAAACATAGAAGTAACGAGAATGAATGAAGCCCAATTGTTGGGTGTAAATAATTTAACGGGATCAATACAGCAAATAGGAAGTGCCTTTCAATCAGTAGACATAAGTAAAGTTATAAAAGATTATAACGCTATGCTACAGATGGGTAAAATCAATACTACAGAAGGTCAGGAGATGATTCAAAACGTTACTGGTCAACTTGATCTATTATCAGGCGGTGATGAGAAAATGAAGCCTCTTATCAATGCGTTAAAAGAAGGCAAGCATATTGGTGACAAGTTCTTTGAAAGTGATAAAGGTAAAGGAGTTATGAAGTTTGCTAATGATTTAATGGGAGCAGCTGCCGCTACTAAATTATTAACTGAACAGCAAAAATCATTAAATGCATCTATTAAAAGTGTGATGGGTAGTGTTAAACAGAACAAATTTGTTGATGTATATAAAAACTATGGCACAGTAATAGAGACTATGAAATCAAGGCAAAGCGTTTCTGCTGTTGGAAAGATAGGAATGATTAGAGCCCGAGATGCGATGGGTGAGACAGCAAAAACAGACGAACAAGCATTAAAAGATTATGAGAAGAAAGCGGGAAGGGATAAACACACTTCCAGCTATGAACAGAGGCAGATTGACAAGCTGAGAGAAAAGGCAAGAGTTAGTAAGGAAGCATGGGAAGTGCAGAAACAGAATGTAATAGATGCAGGAACGCAAGAAGAAAAATGGCAGAAAGAACTAGATGCTACAGGGGCCATACAGACGAAGATAAACACGCTTATGGACGATGAGTATGCTTTAGTTGAAGCACAATTAAAGGTTAAAAAGGAAGCAGCTGGGATTAGTACAGTTTCAATGACTGGTGAAACTAAAAATTTAAGATTAAACAATAAGTTAAAGGATCAAACCAATAAAATCGAAGACAAAAGAATAAAGTATGATGCAGCTAAATTGGTTTTACTAACAGCAACTAATGAAGAGATGGCAGATCCTGTTTGGAAAAAAGCAGCAGAGAAGGCAGAAAACCAAGCTAAAGAAAATCTTGCAATAGAGACAGAAACAGGTAAAAGAATAGAAGAAAAAACTGAGTGGCAAACAATGTTAAATCTTCAGAAAGACGAAGATTTAAAAATACAGCGAGAAATTAAATTAGAAACATTACAAAATGCGTTCATCACTAAAGAACTTGCTCAGAATGTAAAAAATGCTACTACTGCAGCAGAAGAGTTTGAGGCTCAATTAGCAGTTCAATTAGATAAAGCTAAGAAATTAGATAATATGCAGAAAAATAAAGCTAATATGGACGCAAAGCTGCTAGAAATGCAAGGCAAAGACGAAAAAAATCAAGTAGCAATAGATAAGCTTAAAGGTCAAATAGCTGAGGCAGATCAAAAAATACTAAATACACTTCAAGCACAGACATTTGAAATTCAGAAACAGTTAAATCTTTTAAATGCAGTAGACGCCAAGAAGAAGCTAAATCAACAGCAGATAGAGTTTCAAAATCTTACTGGTATGGAAGGCAATACAATGTTTGGAGGAAATGCAGTTGGAAACCTAGGCTCACAGTTTGGTATGATAAATCCAAATGCTAAAGCACAAAGAGGCGCTTTAACTAAAGCAGGTGTTACTAGTTGGGAAGGTTATTCAGATAAAGCTGCTCAATGGGAACTTCAAAAAGCAGCATTAGCTCAATATACTGAAAAAGTAGAAAACAAAGAGGATATGACTGGGGTAACTGTAGAGACCATCAAAGCCAGCTTACAAGGAAATAGCACTGAAATGAAGAAATTTGCCGACCTCGGTAATAAAGCTGCTAACTCCGCAAAAGAAACAGCAACAGCTGGTGCTCAATTACAGGTCGAATTAGAACTAGCAAATTCAATACAAGGCGCTATGGGGACAGCATTTACTGGTATGTTCACAGCTATGATAGATGGTACTAAGTCTTTTGGCGACGCTATGGGCGATGTCATGAAACAATTACTTGCAGACTTAGCAGCCGCTTATATGCAAGCCGCCGCATTAAAGATGTTATCAGCAATGGGATTTGGCTTACCAGCAAGGTATGGCGGAGAACTAAGCCCAGCTGGAAAATCTTTTGCAGCAGGTGGTGTTGCATCAGGACCAACCTCAGGTTACTTAGCTACATTACACGGTAGAGAAGCTGTCGTTCCTTTAGGAAACGATAGAAGTATTCCTGTAGATTTAAAAGGAGCTAGTGGTAACGTAGTTAATGTTGCTGTAAATATAAATGGTGGACAATCTCAAACTACTACTGCTGGTGGCGGAGCAGATATGCAAGCACTTGGAAGATCGATTGGTGGATTAGTTCAACAACATCTACAAGTAGAAATGAGACCGGGCGGACTTCTTAATAGACAAGGAGCATCGGGTAGACAAGGCGGAGGCGGATAATGGCAAACGGATTAACAACAAATACAATACAAACAAATTCATCTGGAGCAAGAGTTGCTGGAGCAACACCAGGAACTGCTATTTATGGATTTAGTGCAGCAGTAATGTTTGATAGAGGCGCTTCAGAATCACCTCAACCTAAGGTTGTAAAAGCTCAGTTCGGCGATGGTTATGAAATGAGAATGAAAGCAGGTATAAATAATAATCCTAGAACATGGCAGCTTGTATTTAATAATCGTACTAATGATGATATTGATAACTTGAATAGATTTTTTACTGTTCTTTCTTCTGTAGATACTTGTCGATTGACTATACCTGACATAACCGCTAGTGGAGATGAAGAAGCGGTAACGGTTGTTATTGAAGAATGGAATAGAACTTTTGGAAATGCAGAATATTATAGTATGTCATGCAAGGCCAGAGAGGTCTTTGAGTCGTGACCGATCCTCTTGTTGGTACTAATAATGCACTAGTTACTGATCTACAAGGACAGTCTCAGTCTAGTGGCTATATTACTGTTTTTGAATTAGAGCTACCTGATAGCGGAATTGGTGGAACAGGTATAGATAAATTATTTTTTCATGATGGTAGAAGTGGTGCTAATGATATAACTTGGTATAGTTTACTAAATGAAGAAAACTTTGGATCTAGTACACCTGGTCATTATAGTCAGCGAACATATCAAGCATTACCCATAGAAAGCGAAGGCTGGGAAGTTAGAGGCTCTGGTACTGGTAGTTTACCTCGTCCTACGGTTAGAATGGGTAATATAAATCAGTTCTTCAAAACATATCTAGCAGAATGGGACGAATTAGTAGGAGCAAAAGTTATACGAAGAAGAACTTTAGAAAAGTATTTAACTACTACTCCACCCATAGAATTTAATAGAGATGTTTACTACATAGAAAGAAAGTCAAACGAAGACCCAACAATGGTCGAATTTGAACTAACTTCTGCATTTGATGTGGAAGGAATCAAATTACCTAGAAGGAATATATTGGCAGCGCGCTGTCCTTGGAAGTATAAAGATACATCACAAGGCGGTTGTACGTTCCCTGAAAATAATGTCTATGGTGGTAATACTCTATATTTTGATAAAGACGATAATCAAATTACTCTAGATACATCTTCTCCAGGTACTTATGAGTACACTTATTGGGGGAGACAAGATAGCGCAGAAGGCTCTGGGGGCGGATATTCAAATCAAAGTTATACTGTAGGAAACTATGTACAGTATAATAGACCTATAGGAAGTTTATATAAAGTTAAAAAATTAACTTATGCTTCTAATGTTACAACCCTTACTTTAGAAAGTAATACAATAGCTGGTACGTTTACAGCAGGAGAGTGGATAATACTTAAAGGACTATCAACAAGTAGTGCTAATCATAAAAATTATCCAGTTAAAGTTCTTGGTAATAGTGCGGCAACTATAACTGTTGAAACTGATGGTAGTCATACTGCTACTATTGGAGACACTACTACAGATATAGGGTATATACAAGAGTGTAGAAGAACATTATATAAATGTATAACAGCACATTCTATTGCTACATCAGACTCTATTGATGATTTAATTAAACCTACCAATATTTCTTATTGGGAATTTGGAGATGTTTGTGGTAAACGATTAAATTCATGTTCAGCAAGATTTGGACATGTTAATAAAGGTTCTGTAGATGTAATTCATATAAAAATGACTGACGGAGTATTACAAGGAGGTTCTGGATATACTAATGGAACAGGTTTAAGTCTTGTTACAATAGCAGCGCCGACTGGTACACCTGCAGTAACTGCAACAGCTACATGTGATGTGGAAGGTAATAAAGTAACAAAATTTAATATAACTGAGAAAGGATCAGGATATGAAAGTAATCCAACTGTTACTATATCAGGAGGGGGCGGATCAGGAGCTGTAGCGGAAGCTAGAGTTAAATATCAATCAACAGATAATGTGGCACTACCTTTTGGTGGTTTCCCGGGAGCAAGTTTCGGATAATGATCGAACCAGTACTAGAACAGATAAAAACGTATGTATATAAAGAAGTAGACAAAGAAGCTTGTGGATTATTAGCAGTAAGAAAAGGACGAATTAAATTTTTTCCTTGTAAAAATAAAGCTGAAGATCCTAGACAAGACTTTGTAATAGATCCATATGATTATAAAGCAGTTGCAGATGAGGGAGATGTAGTAGGAGTAATTCACAGTCACCCTAACGCAGAACCGATCCCTAGTCCTGTTGATAGAGCAGCTTGTAATAGATTAGGAATCCCTTGGTACATTTTTGGGTGGAATGATGAGTGGACTAAACTTGAACCTCAAAAAGAATCTTTTGATTTAATTGGAAGACCTTTTGTATTTGGCGTGTATGATTGTTATACAATAGTAAAAGATTATTTCGCCAAGCATGATATCCACTTTCGACCTGATTGGGATTATGAGTGGGAATTTTGGGAAAAAGGAAAAAATTATTATCTAGAAAGATATGCAAGTGAAGGCTTTACTAAAGTAACA